GATAGTAGAATGCTTCTTTCCGTTAAGACTTTATATGGATTTTCAAAGATATATCCACAAACTTTTTCTTCTGAAACTAATTCTTTAATGTCAGAAATAACAGTCTCACCAGATTTTAATAGTGCAAGTTTGATTGACATTTGTATTTTCTCCCTCATCCCATTATAAGGCAAAAAAATGGGGAAGTCAACCTGGATTTTGCCAGAGACTTCCCGCGCCGACGATATTCTTTATTATTTATAGATAATCCTTACGAGCATGGTGCTCTGGCACTACTTTCCCAAGTACGATCCGTAGAAGTCCGTCTTCGAATACAACCTCCCTGACTTCTGTGTCGTCGGATAGAGTCCACGCTCGTTTAAAACTTCTGCTAGCCACTCCCTTGTGGATAAACGTCCTATCCGATTCGGCATCTGCTTTTTGTCCTTCGACAAAAAGTTTTCCATACTCTGTGTATACATTTACCTCTCCTTTTTTGAATCCTGCAAGTGCTAATTCAAGATGAGATTCAACATTATTTATTTGAACTAAGTTATAAGGAGGATAGTTCGTTGTAGTTTCATGAAGATTGAATAAACGATCAAAGTATTCGTCCATTCCAATACTATTGCGATTAATTCTATCCATAAGAGTGGATAAATCCGCAGTAGTATACCTTGTGAGGTTAGTCATTATGGTAGCTCCTTGTAAAAGCGAGTTTGTGTTGTGTGGATCCTTTCGGCATCCGTATATAATTATATCAGATCATAAAAAAAGACGGGTAGGAAACCCGTCCTCTTTTTATTCGGCATCCTCTACCTTTTTCTTTTTAGAACCAATGTTGTACTTGGTTTCCAAAATCCAATCTCCCTTATCCTTATAAGCAAGGACTTTGATTTGATTCAAAGGAGCAATGTCCTGAATCTTGGTTACATCAACAATCTCAATCAAACCCCAATCAGCAAGAAGTTGGGCGATACGATTTCGACGTTGGACATCATTTACAGTCAGATTTGCGTGCTTACCATCAAGAGCAAATAATTCCTTAAAGTGAACAAGATAATATCTACCTTGTTTGTGAAGAATATGACACGATTGATAGATTTTCTTTTCCTTTCTTGAAGCCACTCCGATACGAGTCAAAGTTTCACGAACCTTCAAAAAATCATCAGGTTCATTTAGAATCACTTCAACCATTTGGTCGGGCGTCCACTTCACTTCAGGTTCTTGAACGACACTCATTTTGTTCCTCCAGTTTCAAATTTCGATTTAATAAAAGTAAGTTGTTCTTTAGTAAGAATCCTCAAAGCCTGTTTTGCCTTTTCATTACTATAACCATAGTATTGTTTGACATAATCAAGATCTTTGATTTTATCTTGTCGGAGCCAGGGAGAAAATCTCTTCTTTTTCCTCAGACTATTTAGCAAAAAATCATATTGCATTTTCTTAGAAAGGAAATGATATCGATTCATTTCATTAGCATACATAATCGAATCGATGTGTCCTGAGAAACACCGATTGATAATATAAGGAGGATATTCCTTCTCAAGCGAAGGATCTTCGTCAATCAGATTTTTCTTTGTTTGATTAACACTGTTCAACCAGTCTTTTAGTTCCATACTATCTAATAATCTCTAAATCAATTCCAGGTTTCCATAACTCCAGTTCACTTCTGAGTTTGTTGTCTTGAAGCAACTTATTGTACCTACGTGTTGCCTTGATCTTCCACCATTCAATAATCTCTTCTGGTTCATAACCAAACTTAGACATATAATATCTCTTTTTTTCAGTCAAAGATTTTGCATGTTCAATACATTGTTTGAACTCATGCAGTTTTGAAGAATCTTGAAGTGACTTTATGATAATCGAAATCATCTTGGTTTGAATTTTCAATTTTTTAGATGATTTATCTGCAGAAATTAGTCTTTCTCCACCATTAGCATTATTATTAAACCACCAAAACATTTCACGAAAATAATCATCATGAAATAAAGGTAAAAAATTACTTTCAGTGTCTCCTATATGTCGAATATAAGGTTTAAGACCATCATACATGGATACTCCTTTTGTTGTACCGTATAATGAAGTTGTTTCAAAGTATTGAAGATCAGTTCCATACTTCGAATCAAATTGTCGTTTGAGTTCATTAGAAGATGCCAAAAGAGCAAGAAGTTTCCCACCAAGATAGTTATATCCAAATGGTTGTACTGGAACAATGTTAAATCCCATTACAAACTCATGATTAATTTTTGATAATGGCAACACCTCACCAAAATAATCATTTCTTGGTTTTGAATTAATTGTCGGAGAACCAAAACGAACTACACCAATAATTTTTTCTGTAGTGTCCTCGGTAACTATCCACTTAATTGTCCTACCAGGAATTGCTTCCTCAATTGCATTAGATGCAGTTATATTCAAAATTTCAGAATATAAATCCTGATTATATTTTGATTTTGGTTTAGGACTTGTATCAACCTCATGAATTGTAAATGACATATCATTTGGACTGATACTAAAATCAGAAAACATTTCATCTTCTGGACCAAATAATTTTCCAGAAGAATTGGAAATTCTACTTTGTTTTACATATCTCAAATAATCATCAATACGACTAAACTTTGAATAGTATTCAATGAATTGATCTGCTGCCCAAATTGCATCTTTTTCGGATAATAAAGTCATACCACTAAGAATTGTGTTTCATACTCAATAAGTTCAGTTGGTGTTTCAATGTAGTTACTGGCGGGTTTCATATCTTTATTATACCACTTCGAACCTTCTGCTTTTTCTAACAACTGAATATTTAAATGTTGATACTTTTGATCCGTATGAGCATATATTTTAAACTCATTATTCCTATTAGAAGTCAAAAATGAGAGACTTCTATTTTCTTCTGGAGTAACAATAATAGTTGTACATGCCATAATGAACAATTGTCGATAAAGATCATAGTCATTCAGATACTTATCAGAATTGTCCATGATCATTCTTCCAATAAATTGTGGAGAATAGCAATGATCTTTACAAAGAGCCCATTCTGGTTCTTGTTGTTTCTTTTGCACTGCTTCAAAACTAATCAATCCAGAAGGAACTGAAAGAGAATGTACTGTATTATAAAATGAATGCGTAATTGCACGAACAGTATCTTTACAATTTCTGCTCGTAAACCATTCATTTACATTTGCTTTTAAACTATTAAAAGCAATCCTACAGTAAGTTTCGACACGATACTTTTGCTTCGGTTGCAGTTTAGAAAAATTAGAATTCATAATCAGGGTTGTTGTACTTAAGGTACTCAAAAAAAGTAAGTTTCATTTCTTTCTGCGTCATACCACAATGCTTTGCGGCGGCAGGGAGAGTCATTTTAGCACGAAAAAGACCTTCGTTTGCCTCTTTTACATTCTCGGGAGTTGTCTTGATTGGCATCTCCTTTAGAGATTTATAATCAATCTTATAAAGATTCATTGAAATTCACACTCACACATAATTTCAGTTAGGCAGGCAAGCATATTGATTTCTTGGTCTGCTACGAATGCTGACTGATACTGATACTTAGCAAGCACAAGCACAGCAGCAGGAATGCTATTGTTTTCAAGGGCATTATAAAGAGCATCGTAAATACGACGCAACAATACAGTAACATCATTATCAAGATTAGATACCACCCACTTACGGACTTCAGAAAAATTCTTTTCTTTAAGGTTTTGGATAAGGTCATTTACAGCAACATCAGAAAAAGCAGCAAGAATACCAGAGTCGATTCTCCCACCAACAGAATATCGTTGGCACTCATTTAGAACTCTTCGGAAATCAGGGAAATGTTTTGAAACCAATTCCGCAAGGACTTTCTCATCGCACTCCACATTCTCCTTGACAAGGATTTGTTGAAGTCGTCGAAAGAAATTTCCTGCCAGTTTTGTTTTATCTTTTCCTTTGATTCCAAACTCAACGACGGCACATCGGGAGTGGAGAGGTTCGATGATTTTGTTTTTGTAGTTACAGGTGAAGATGAATCGGCAATTTCCAGCAAATTCCTCAATAAACGCCCGTAGGAGGAGTTGAACGTCGTTTCCTGTGTTATCTGCTTCGTCAATAATGATGACTTTGTGTTTAGCATCTGACGAAAGCGATACGGTCGAAGCAAAGTTTTTCGCATTGTTTCGGACAGTATCGAGGAATCTACCCTCGTCGGATCCATTGATGACATATACATCTACTCCAAGTTCGTTACAAAGTGCCTTAGCAACTGTGGTCTTTCCAATTCCAGGAGGACCAGCAAGAAGCATATTGGGAATTTCACCCCTATTTAGAAACTCCTGGAAAGTCTGTTTCGTACTTTCAGGAAGAATACAATCTTCAATTGTCTTTGGGGCATATTTTGCTACCCACAAAAAATCATTATTCATAATCAAATCCAATCGGGTTTTCTTTGTGGCATTCGAAGGTAATTGTCTTTCACCCAGGGTTTTGAGGCAATATACCTTTTATAAGCAGTGAATGTATCAATGCTTTCATCAAATTTCCATTCTTCAGGCATTGCCCTAGCAAATGGAGACACTTCTGTAATCTTACCCTTAGGAAACAAATAGTATGCATCCACAAGAGTTTTGTAACAGGAGTGAGTTTTATTATACCGCAGGCAGTATTCATCTGACAAATTCAATCCCCATTTGATTAACCAATAGGCATTATGGATGCTTTCCATTGCCCACTTGGTACAGGGATGATTGCGGAATGCTCCTTTGTCGGTCTTGTAGGGGGTTCCATCTACCTTAGGGAGAGTGCCGTACCCATAACCCCACTTCTCTGATGCCACGATAGAGAGCATCTGACAGCACTCTAGAGGCATTTTGACAATGTGTTTGTCAGGGAGGCAAATGGCACTCTCAGCAGGCCAAGGAGAAGTTACAAAAATGTTCATTAGAAACAATACTTTTGAACAACATATTTTACTTTTTCTGGTTTATCTTCCATCCAGAATGCTTCTCTATCAATATATTTAAGTCTATAATCAAAATCAATTACCTTCTTAAGGTCTTTTTCTTTTTGATTACTTAAACTCATAATAGACGGATTAATTCCAAAGGTGTCTAAACCATCAAAATTTGTTTTGCAAGATTGTGCAACATGGACAGCCTCATGCATAAAAGTCTTGTTTACATCTTCAACAACATTATTATATTTTTTTATGTTGCCTGTACACATTGTCAGTACTCTTGTCCGAGAATCATAAAATCCAAAGATTTTATATTTACGACAGACAGGAGCATTTTCAACTACTCTAGACTTTTTAGATACCATTTTATAGATATCCATTTGTTGAGTAGAAAGATAAAGAAGAAAGTCCATCAACCAAAAGTAGAATCAGGTTCCAGGGCAATATAATAAGTCAGATTGTACTTAGTATTCGTGAACTGTGACAAAAGTTTAGAAGAAACCACAACATCGTAGGCACCAGGAATAATCTTGATGTTTTCTACCTTGAAGTTGAAAGTAAACTCTTGGTCGGTCTCACCAACCACAATGGCATATTCGTTAGAAGTATCATTCTTCTTGTCACGCACCACCAGTTTCACAACACCTGCCTCACCAATAGCAGAAAGGTCTGGGAGTTGATACACTGCTGCTGCCTTCACTAATTTCTCTAGAGAAGTGCTGTCTAGTTGGAAGCAAACATCCTTAGATGGAAGTTGAATATTTTTATCGGGAGGAGAGATAATGACATTAGGGTCAGCAAAGAAATACTTGACACGACGCTTACCTTCTTTGATGCTCAGATAGGAATCTTCTTTGAAATCAAGGTCAGGATCACTGTGAAGACTCAAACCATTCAGAAACTGATTGAGATCATAAATGGCAAAGTCACGGGGAAACTCTTCAGTAATATCTGCTTCTGCCAGTATGTTTTTTGCTACCGAAATGGTGCGTAGTTTATTACCTTTCTTAACTAAAATGGAATTATTAATACCAGCAAAATTCTTGAGAATAGTCAGGGTGTTGTCAGAAAGTTTCATAGTTTTGTCTTGGATTTTCATAATCAGCGAGAGAATTCAGTTAGACCATTATCTTTGCGAGTATAATGACCATCAAAGTGGAGCAGAAGCATAGCATAATGAATCACTTTCATCAAGTCACGCTTGTTACGCCCATCTTTGTCACCATAACGACTTCCATATTTCAGTATATTTGCTTGACAGAAACCAGCGGCAAGTTTCTTCGCTGCCATCAAATCAATAGTTTGGATGTCATTATAACCATCCTCATCTCCACAGTAGTGACCGTGATAAGTGCTGGTAACATAATCCTGAACGTCTTTCAGGATTTTATCTTCATTATATTTCCAAAGATGATTAGTAGATTCGTTCATAGTTACAGGTCGTTTTTCAATTTCAATCATATCGTTTGTGTTGACTGAAAACACATATTCAGTTCCGTAAGGGTACTCATCCATAATAAAGTGGCATAATTTACCTATCCCAATTATATCAGAAAGGAGCGGGAGATGCAACTTCCTCAGAAGATTGCTCAACAGGCATTTGGAAATCAGCATCCACTTTATCGTAGAGTTCAAGAAATGCTTGCTTGGTTTCGTCATCAAAACGATTCACGCAAACTTGGATTGCTTTTGCTTTATCTTGGAAAATGCTGTAAGCACGGATGATGTGAACCAGACGACGGGTGCTGATGATTTCCTCAATACCACCATCGTAGAAGGTCTTGCGGATAATATCACTCCAATCAACCAATCGCTTGCAGAAGTCACGGTCTTCCACACCCAAATCTAGAGCAACTCCTTCCAGGATCTTCTGCTCGGTCGTAGGGGCGGGATAGGATTGCTCAAAGGTCACAGGGAAACGTTCCAGGAATGCCTCATTGAGCACGTTGGTGCCGATGAAGCGCCCGTCGTCAGAACCCTTACCTTTGGTGTTTGCGGTAGCGAATACATTGAAACCTTCGGCAGGTTTCACAAACTTACCAATTTTTTTAAGGAATACACCCTTACCTTCTAGCACGGATTGTAGGCAAAGGATTTTGTTGGAGGCAAGGTCAATCTCATCCAGCAGAAGGATTGCACCTCGCTGGAGTGCTTCGATAACTGGACCATTATGCCAAACAGTAGCACCATCCACAAGACGGAAACCACCGATCAGATCGTCTTCATCAGTTTCAATCGTAATGTTTACACGAATTAGTTCACGCTTGAGTTGAGCACATGCTTGTTCAATACTAAACGTTTTACCATTACCCGAAAGACCCGTAATGAACGTAGGATAAAAAAGATTGGACTGAATAATTTTCTTAATATCGTTAAAGTTACCAAACTTGACGAAGGTATCATCTTTATCTGGAATGAGGTTTTGTTCAACTGCAGGGAGAACAGAAGGTGCTTGATAAGAACGCTCAATCTCTTCAACACGTTCTTGAGTCACTTCCAGGTTCCAACGGCCACGATCAGTTTTAAATTTTTCAAGACGACTAGTAACAGTAGGATAAGAAATACCTTTAGAAGCACAATAACCACGAACATCACCAGCAGAAAACTCTGTGCCAAACAGAGATTTGAGGTCAGAGATGAGTTGTTCGTCAGTCACAGAAATTTTACGAGGCATGATGTAGTTAGGTGTGTTTCATTTGAACTCTCATATTATAGCAACAAAAAAGGGCACCTGATGGTACCCAGTGGACAGTTTGGAAAGTGGTTTCAAGCCTTATTTTCTTTTCCTCTGTTTGAACTTGAAGTTCCTCTAGCAAGTCTCACACCTGTCGCTTTAGGCACAGGTGGTTCTCCATATTGACCGCCACCACCAGGTCCAGGAATTCTTGGACCAACATCTTGCTTATAACGATTTTTTAACTCATCTCTTCTATTGTTATAATCATCAATTCTACTTGGAATAGTAAAACCAACACCACCCTCAACAATACTTTGCTTCCATTCTTCACTCATATTTGCCATAATAGCGAGAGCTGCCTCATTAGTATCAGCATAACCTTCTGCAACTAGGTGCTCTAGAATAACATCAAAAATATCACCTTCAAACTCTTCATTTGCAAGAGATTTTAAACCATGCTTCTTAACATGCTCACCTGCACGACGGCCTGCTTCATGTGCCACTGATGCTGCTTTTGCAACTGTTTTACCAGTTTCTCTAGCAAGTTCCATTGCTTTACGATGACGCTCCATTCCAGCAAGAACTTGTCTTGCAATTGCATCACGAATTGGTTTTTTCTTTGGTTGTTCTGCTTTTGCTTCTGTATCAGCACCTTTTGATTTTGGTTCTTTTTTTTCAGTTTCAGTTCTTTCTTGTGCCGATTTCTTTGCTTTTTTCTTTGCTGCTTCTTTAGCATCAATTTTTGCTTTTACATCTTCATAAGATTCTCCACCCTTTCTTCTTCTTGCCGCTCTTGCTTCAGTAAGAACAATTAAATTTTCAGAAAGACCATAAACAAATTCCACAAAATTATCTAGACCAACCTTTTCTATCAGAATGTCAACACCATCTTCATTAAGTCCATAAGTATAAAAATATTCAGTTGCGACTTCTACAATGTCCTCATCAAAGACGGTGTTGTTGTACTCTTCCGCTTGCTCTCTAAGATTTTCATTATAAACTGCATGATAAAGCAGTTTTAAATCGTTTACTTGCTGCGAATTCATTTTTTTTTTATACTTTTATAATCTTATTTATTATGCAATAAGTTCTACAAACTCACCAAGAATCCTTTTATTCATTTTCTTAGTTTTGAGACTTTTGGCAAAAGCAGATTTGATTTGTGCTTTTGTAGCATCTTCAGCAACAGAAAATTCTGTTTCCTGAGAAAGAGCACTTGCAGAAAGACCGAAATAAGAATGATATCCAGACTTCTTGATAGTAAATGCTTTTTCTTTTTTCCAAGAGTTCATCACTTTATCATACTCATCACCATAGTATCCATAATAACGGCGAATAAAGTGTCCAGCATCACGAGACTCAAGAACACGAATACCAATAAAGTTGATATCAGTAAACTTGTCCCGCAGATTGCGAAGAAGAACATCAGTAAAATCATGATACTCTCCATCACAAGAGTAAGTCATTCCAGTCTTACGATCTCGAATAAAGGCATTAGGACCAATATGAGAAGTTCCCATGTAAGGATCTTCTTCCCATCGGCGTTGGACTTCACGATGATACTTGAGAAGGCATCCTTCACCATCGGTCAAAATTACACACTGGACTTTCTGGAGTTTGTTTTCTTTCTGGAATTTAGGAAGAATTTGATGTAGAGCAATCAGAGACTCATTCAGTGGAGTTCCAGAAAGAGACAGTCCTGGAGGAACACTATAATAACAATGATTATGATATGCAAAAGAAGCAGCAAGACGAAATACATTCAACATTTGCTCTTCAAGAGTTTTGCCATTCACTTTACTGGTAAGAAGGTTCATCAGAGAGAACCATTCACCAACCTGAATAAGTCCATCTTTCTTTTTGTAAGAGAGTTGGCGCATGTTTGCCTTACCGTTTTCATCATAATTCACCAAAGGATAATCAGTGGTGAAAGCATAAACCTCAAAAGGAATAGAAACCTTTTTACAGAACCACACAAGATTAAAAAGTTGCTTGATAGTATCTTCCATCACGTTTGACATAGATCCAGACCAATCAAGAATAAACACCAATCCATGGTTCTTACCATCAGAAAGAGTAGTTACTTTCTTGAACAAATCTTCATTATATTTGTAAGTATGAAGTTTAGTGCAGTCCAAAACACCAGTACGTGCGACAGATGCGCGAGCATAAGAGTCTGCTGCTTTACGGCATTCAAACTCTTTTACAAGATAATTGACTTCTTTTTGAGCAGAACGCTTGAACTCGACAAACTTTTTATCAACTGCACCAAAAATATCCTCATATTTCCAGTTCTGATCCTCAAGATAGTTATTCCAATACTGTTTGCAACTAGAATGAATTTCTTCATTTGGGACAATTACCCTATTAAGATCAAGTTGAGGCAATTCCAGATAAACATTCTCAAATGAGTCTGGATTAACAAGATCTTTCAGTGCCTCTTCCAAAGAGTCCATAGTTTTAACCTCGGGATCTTCATCCTTCTCTCCACCCTCTTGAGTGCTTTTAGGTTGTTGCTGATCATTTTTTTCTGCAGTTCCACCATAAGATCCAGTTTCTCCAGGTTGCTCTTGCTGATCATTCTCACCTTCCCGCTGATCAGTAAAACTAGAGGCAGGTTGCTGATTTGCACCACTATCCTGTGCCTCCAAATTATCCATAGGAGTCTTGGTTTCTTCCTGTTGCTTCTGCTTACAGTACTTATACAGTGCCTCCGCAGCAATCAGAACATCGGCAAAGGTCTCAGTATCAGCAATCAGATTGATAATATCAGTCTCTTCACCACGCTCAACAGGAATATCTACATAGTTGCCAATCTTAAACCACAGATTAGCACGGTCGGCAAGATTATAGGTAGTAATATCTTCATCTTTGATTTGGAAGAAGTCCTCATCGGCAAGTTCTTTATAACCATTGAAGAAAGTCTTTGCCAGACCAGCATAACGACGTTTCATCAGTTTCTCAATGCGAGCATCCTCAACCACATTCACAAACTGTGGAGGAATCTTGTGCTCCTTCAACCAATCCTCATCAGGAGTATAAAGTGCGTGACCCACCTCGTGACCCACCAGAAGGTCGTAAACAGTGTTGCTTGCCTTTTCCCACATAGGCAGAGTCAGCACACGGGTATGAACGTTAAAGCAAGCAGTCTCCACCTTCTTATGCTCAACCACAAGATCTTCGGTGGCAAGAAGTTTAGCAAGTTGGGACTTGATTTCGTGGCGGACGGTCATAGATTTGTTTCAGATGCCCTCATTATACAAAAAAAGGAGGTCTTGCGACCTCCTAGTGGACAGTTTGGAAAGTGGTCCTCAGACCCCTCTAAGGCGTTGATATGCTTTATATGTGGCAGCACCCACACTTTGCTTTCCAGGAGCGGCAGTATTTGCACTACCCGACTTATTGGCATTCATAGCATCTCTTTTTCCTTCAAGAGTTTTTATGGTATTTCGTAAAGCGTCACCCTCAACAATACTCTGCTTCCACTCTTCACTCATAGCACCCATAATTGCTTCTGCAGATTTCTCATCAGATGCAAATCCTTCTCCAAGAAGATAATCAATCAAATATTCTTCATTATGTCTATAAGAAACTCTTGGATTAACTTCGTACTCAGAACCGCGACCTCTACTACCAGTCATTCTATGCTGAGAAAAAGTATCACCTACTCTTGGATCATTTCTCTTTTTTCTTTCCTTTCTTCTTTCCTGTTCAAACTTGTGCCTTTTAGCAGGACTCATTTTCTTTTTGGGAATAGGTAGTCCTGTGATACCCTCTTCAGTTTCGTCTTTTGCCATCTTACCAAAACTTTTTAGGTATTTATAAAAGAAGAAGCGTCCCCGTGCTGGAGACGCTTCTTGAGTGCTTGGCGACGTGCCTTTGCTTGTCGGAGTGCTTGCGGTTTCAATTTCCGCTTCTGCTCTTTTTTAGAGTGGTGATAGCGATTGGGAACTTGCATTGTTCTGTTTGTTTATGATTCTATTTTATACGAGAATCCATTTCTTTTATCGAACCTTATGACACTTTCAAATTTGTCCTCAAGTCCAGTTTTATGAGAAATTACAAAAATATTAGCATCCTTGATCACATAACGAATAATCTTAAGAAACTCTTCAGTACCAAAACCATCAAGAGACGAATCAAATACCTCATCCATAATCAGCAGATTAGTATTTGCAGAATTTTTTAATTTAGCAACTTCTCTCCAAGTAAAGAGAAGAGCCAAATCTACCCTCATTTTCTCACCTTCGGAAAAAGACGAATATGAAAAATTTTCATGAATTGGAGATTTAATTGTTTCGTTAAATTCTTCATCAAGATAGAAATTAATATAAAAATCCATCATTTGAAGATAACGATTCACCTGCTGATTTATGAACGGAAGATACTTCTTGATTATCTTCGTTTTTACACCATCATCCTTAAGTAAGGAATAGGCAAAATCGTAATGTACGATTTGTTGTTTTTTATCTGAGAGATCTTCAATTGTCTGTTGGAGATTTTCTTTAAATTCTTCTAACTTCTCATGTTCAGTATTTCGGTTTGCAAGATTCTCGGCAATTGTTTGAATTTCATATTCAAGATCTCGGATTTGTCTCTGGTTGAGTGAAATCCTAGTATTATTTTGAGAAATGCCATGCGTTAATTTAGTAATCTCCTTGGATAAAGCAATGAATTGACGCTCTCTCTCTTGTTCGAACTTTATTGTTTGCTCAAGTTCTTCATAACCATCTTTAAGTTCCTTTGCTTTATTTTGAGCATCTGTAATTCTATTTAACCGAAACTCTTCTTCTATAGTTTGTGTACAAGTAGGGCATACCGTATTTTCTGCAAAAAACTTATGCTCTTTCGTAATTGTTAATACTTTCTGAGAGATTTTACCCTTAAGATTGTTAAGCTTTACTAACTTATCACCAGCACCAACAACCTCTTCTTGCTCCTTTGTATACTTAATTATTTCTTCTTCAGTACTTGAATTCTCAATCATATAAACACCAATTTCTTTGTCTAAATTGGCAATTTTTTCTTTATTGGCATTTATATTGGCATTTCCACGATTCTCAAGTTCCTCAATAAACCTCTCCTGCATATCAATCTTATCACTAAGATTATCCTTTCTCAAATTTAAAGATCTAATTTCTTCTTTTTGCCCTTTGATCTTTTCTTTAACTATAGATCCCATTGCAGAGAAGACTCTAATATCCAAAAGATCTTCAATCACTTCACGACGATTTGAAGAAGTGAGTTGCATAAAGGGAACAAAATTGCTACTACCAAGAATAACAATTTGTGTAAAAGATTTATAATTTACTTTAAGTATACTTTCCTCTAATATTTTTTGATTTGCACGATCGTCAGATTCTTTATGTAAAAGAACTCCATTTACTTCAATATCAAAAATATTTGGTTTAATTCCACGACGAATCAAGTAGTTTTTATTGTTAGTTGCAAATTCAATTTCTACTACACAATCTTTTTCATTTACACTATTAACAAGTTGTGGTTTAGTGATTCCTCTGAAACTTTTATTGAACAGAACAAAGGTGAGAGCATCCAACATAGTGGACTTTCCTGCACCATTTGTTCCAACTATAAGGTTTGTATGATTTTTTTGAAAATCAATTTCTGTAAACTGATTACCCGATGAGAGGAAATTTTTATATTTGATCTTATGAAATACTAACATTTTTGGGAGGAATTACAATGTCTTCAGGAGTAATCACTGCATACTTATAGTTGTAAAGTTTACAGGTCTTTATAGCAAGTTCATCATCAACTTCAACAACATCCATTTCTTGCTCTTCTTGATCTTCAAGCATCAAGGCATATCGAGTAGCGTCATCTTCTTCTTCAAAGAGAAATAGAACCTTGTGTCCATATTGGTCTTGAACGGCATAAGCACCATCGTCTTTTTTATCTTTGAGAGTGAGAAGAAACATTTACTCTACCTCGCAAGCTTGTCTATAGAGATCTTGAAAAATATCTTTGATAACATTTTTATCAAATTCAAATTCAGATTCGTCAATATAACGATTTAAAATTGACATAGTGTTTTCTTCTTCAGTAATCTCAAAATCTTCATTTTCTTGTATGTTAAAGTTTTCTACAATTTTAAGGTCTTGTACTCCTACTTTATAGAGTTTATCAATAAATTTTTCAAAATCTTTTGGTTTAGATTTTTTACGAACAATAACCTTTACAATTTTATTTTCATATTCAGTTGCATCAAACAACTGATAAGGAGTATCCTCATAATAAATGTTATAGAATAATTTATAAGGATTGTTGATTGGAGTGTGCTCTAATGTTTCCGTATCAAAAATATGGAAACCACGAGTATCATTCACATCAGTCCAATACATCTCATAAGGATTGCCTAGGTAGAAGACTTTTCCGTTATTCGATCGAGTGTGATAGTGTCCCGAGTAGACCCTATCGAACTTCTCAAATAGTTCGCTCTCCAAACCATGCTCCATGATGAGTTGTCGATTAACTCTAAATCCTTGACATTCAAGATGCCCCATCGCACACTTGCTAGTCGTCTTTTCAATAAGTTTAAAAGTTTTTTCTTCATTTTCTTGATTAATCCAGGGTAAAAATAAAATCTTCAATCCACCAATATTAACTTCAGTCGGGTCACTATAAGTCTTTATATTAGAATACGTCTGAAGGAGAAGTCCTGGAGAATTTACACTATTGGTATTCTTGTAGTAAGTATCATGATTACCAATAATC